GACGGTAAACGTGCTGGTGGTATTATCGTTATAGGTAATACGGTACGTGTCTACCAGCCCGCTGACGGAGACTTTGGAAACTCCGGTAATGCCTCTACCGTTTTTAACGGGGAAATCAAAGGTCGTGGTGTCTGCCATGATAATGCGGTATGTATCCGTCAGGCCGCTGGTAGACTGCTTCACGATGCTGCTGATACCGCCATGGCCGTCAGCGGCGGCGGTCAGCCAGTTCAGCAGAATTTGTCCCGTCAGCTTCTTTGCCGCGCCGTCCTGCTCCATTACAAGAAGGTCGGTTGCTTTTACCTGCTCAGCGGCAATCAGCTCGGATATTGCTTTATCTGCCACGCTTCTTTACCCCCTTATTCCATGTATCAATGCGCTCCCTTTGCTCTTTTGTGAAAAGGTCACTACTACCGATGTATACGGTTCGCCCGCACACGGGGCATTCCATATCCACGATGTGTCCATCTTCATCTGTGTGCATGATCGGGATTTCCCCGCAGCATCTATTAACAACCACTTCCGGCATGAGGTACCTCCTGCTCAGGCTCTTTTTCGGGCGCAGAAGGCGCAGACAGCGCCTGAATCACTTCTTCAATGGCCTGCATACTGCCCAGCATCCTATCCCAGTTCTCCCGTCCTGCGACCTGAACGCCATCGAGGGTATTCAGGACTGCCCTAAGTTTCATTACAGGGCTCATTCGTTACTCCTTTCCCAGCACGACGCGAACAGCGCCGGTTTCCGGTACGATAGCGATTAGCTTCGTATATTGGGCGGCGTACTGCTCTTCCCACCACATTTGCACGGTTTCCTGCGGGTCAGCAAACACAGTTGCTACTGTCGGCAGCGGCGTATTCAGTACCCGCAGATTGATTTGCCTCGCCTGGGGAAAGGGGTTAAAATAATCGCAATCAAATTCTTTTCCTGTTGCGGTTTTCAGTTTTTCCATAGAAACCTCCTAGTATAATCGGTCATATCAAATCCATGTTAGGTATTGTAGAGATATTGTTCTGCCGTTTCCATCCCTAAACGATGTAGAAGCTACAGCTATCGTATGGCCTCCAATTATCAGTCCTCTGTCTTCGGTTGATAACATAGATGCTGTATTCCACCCATTGAACACACCATTTGCAAAATCCGCATACCCAAGGGAGGCATTGATACCTCCGCTGGTATAGGCCGTGGATATGGTGTTGTAGCCGATTTCCGAGCCGTAGACACTGTGACTGGCAAGACCTGACCCGTCAAGGTACCCATCGTCACCGCCGTAGTCAATTCTTCCAGCACTGACGCTTCCCCGGAAATATCCATTCTCAGCGTACAGATTCCCGGTCGGCGTAATCTGCACGCCGTTAGCCTCAGAGCCGCACTGAATGCCGTTGACACCAATGTAAATACCCCGGCTGTTGGTGCCGTTCCAGACCTGATTGTTATAGCTTAGGTAGTCCGATTGGATGTCGAAACCGCCGATTTTGCCGCTTAAGGCGGTGATCTTTCCACGGACTTCTGCGCCGGACTTGGTGATCTGGAACACCGTGGTATTGTTGGCCTTGACCGTCCAGGAATCGTCAAGCAGCTCCCAGCCGAAGGACGAACTACTACCGCCGGTTTTGGTCACCCGCGCAGAGATCTGGTCACTCTGAATGTCCAGCCGCGAGGTGAGCTCGTTCCCCTGTTCGATACGGGCAGAGACTTCGGCGGAAATCTGGTCGGCCTGAACCTTGAACGTGGACTTCATTTCGGAATAGTGGCGTTCAATTTTGCGCTGCGTAGGTGTTTTGTACTCGTACTTATAATTGATTTTTTCGCCGCCGGGTGCGGATACATTCGCCGTGTACAGTGCCCCGTGGGAAACGTTTTTGGAGTATATCCCGCTGTATAAGTTTCCGGCGGCAAATCCGTCTCCGATCTCCGCCGCCGGGTCGATATGTGCGCCATCGGCGGTATACGGCTGGTATTGAAAGCCTTGGATTCTCGATAGAATATCCTCAGCCATTTTTTGTGTACCCCACGGGCAGTCCAGAGTAAGTGTTCGCCCACTGTTGGTTCCGGCTGAGTATTCCATTTCATCTGACACGACAACAACGACTTTTGAATATCCGTTGAAAGTGTCTTGCTTTTCCAGCGACGAAAGCGATTTTCGGACATTGATCACGTCAGACAACGATCCTGTCACCTCCAAACGTAATGGCGTAGCCGTGGGTATCGATCAGGTAGCGGGTTTCTTTTGGGATATTCCAGAAGCATACCAGAAGCAATTCCCCCGATTCGCTCATGAGAAAGCACCCGGCGTACATGGCGGCGATATATCCAAGATATTCCCGGCAAGTATATTCCGGATTGTACTGGACAGGATAGGCGTTGCGCATAATCTCCGCCGTCCTCGGGTCTACCGTCACGCCCATTGCCTGGGCAATCTCCCGCACAACGTCTATATCCGTTGCCGGCCATGTCAATTTGCTGTCTGCTGGGTAATCCTGCTCTGCGAACAGAATAGCGTCGTAGCCGTGGATTTTAAGCCACTGCACATCGTCCTCGTCAGCGTCCTGGTCGATGGAATCCGCATAAAATACGCCCTGCGGGAGCCACTCGGAGCATTCGCCGTTACCGCTGACAAGCCTTACATAAACCGCAATCCGGGACATTCCTTCAATGTTCCCGGAGGGTTTCAGCATTTTAATGTCGCACTCCCGGCTTATTACATTCCCGACGGTCGGCTCGTTCCCATCGAAAATCGCGCCGGTAGTTTCTACCGACGCGAGGATGTTCATCCCGTATCCGGCATCCGCGCCGGAAGCCCCAACCAGAATGCGGGTGCCGCCGAACGTGATTCCATTTCCCCGTTTGTCCACAAGAAAGCCCGTATCGCCGATAGAAACCCGCGTTTCCTTCGTGTGGATGCCCGCAAGGATTTTTCTATACAGAGCAGATGTTTTCTGCATATTGCCTCCTTACTGCTCGATCAGCGGGAAGGAGATACCCGTCCATACCGATTCCCCGGTATCGGGGTCAACGTAGGAGATCGAAGCGGGAACGTTGTTGGAATAATATTGCGCCGTCTGGCTCTCGTATAGCGGGTGTAGGTTCGTTTCCACTGTGACAAACTCCGGATTTATCAGAGCCATAAGCGCAAGCTCTTCCGCGCGGTTCATATCCATGCACGTAATATCAGCCCGGTATTTCTGCGCCACCCGGCCACGGTGCATGGTAGCGTCCATGGTTCGCCCAGCGTTGGGGCTTTCCACATCGTTGCGCTGCCACTTTATGCCGCCCTCCTGAGTGAGGTGGAGGATGTCCACACCGTTGATTTTGAAATATGGTTTTGCCATACTAACCCCCCAATGCCCGCTGTGTCCGGCGCTGCTGACGGGTGATCTCAGGTGTCAGCACCCGCGCAAGCGTCGCAAGGTCGCCGGTGAACTTGATCGTGATTTCCTCGCCGGAACCGTTCTGCGAAAGCACCTCCGCAACAGCCTGTTTAATGGTTTCCAGAGGGGCTTCAATGTTTGTCCCGTGCGTCTGATCTCCGAGGACGGCCATAAACTCCCGGTTTGGAGGAATAACTGCGCCCTGAGCAAGGCGGGGCGCCTTTATCGCGCCAAACGAAACTCGACCCCAATCCACGCCCTTGACGGAAATATTTACACCAGGGATAAGGTTTAATAGTCTGATTGTTTCATTGACAACGGCTCTGACCCCATCCATAATCTTGTTAACCGCGCCCTCCAGAATAGAGATAACGCCATTCCAGGCCCCTGCAAAAATATTCATGATTCCATTCCAGGCCTTTTCCCAGTTCCCTGTGAACATTCCGGAAATGAAATCAATTAGGCCGCCGAATATTTGCTTCACGGAATCAACCAGGCCGTTAATGAACTGTCTGATCGTTGCAATTTCATTTTTGAATCGTCCATTGGTCGCCTTATCAATCCAGTCCAGTAGGCTGTTAATTCCTTGATTAGCAAAGTCAAGCAGCGACAAACCGAAATTCTTGTAATGTTCGAAGAACGAATCCAGAGATTCTTTCATACCATCAAGATCACCGTTGAGCAGTGCAATAATAAACTCAGACGCGTCATGGAACATCCCTTTTATGGATTCAAGCATATCCCCGATGGGAGTTTCGGCCAAACCAAATTTCTCGATGATCGAATCTATCCCCATCCCAACTATGTAATCCACAAATTCAAGAAGATCTACGATTAAATTCCTGACGTTCCCACAGAACGAAACGAGATCATCTATTGCATCCCCCCATTCCCCGGAAAGAAAGTCAGTTACAAAATTCCTGACATCTTCTATGATTGCCCAAACATCCGCCGCGATTTTGCCGACCTTTTCTAAAATCGTATCTAAGAATGTGCTATCAAATTCTTGCGCTGAAAAATCAGGCGCAATCGTACCCGAGCCGCCACCACCGCCGCCAGATGTGTCTTCTGTAAGCTGGTTGATTTCATCGAAACCGAGAAGCTGCTTTTTCGCTTCTTTTGCCGCTGCGCCCGTGCCGTTCAGCGCGGAGGTCTGCTGATTCAGTGCTTTTGCCGCCGCCCGGGACGATTCCACGGTTGAGCCTGTCAGCACCGCAAACACGCTGGCGATTTTGCTGATTATCGCCGCAATGATATTTACGAACTTTGTGAACGCCGGAATGATGATGTTCACCAACGGCTGCACCAGCGTAAGCAAAGCGCCCTTGAGCTTCGCAATAGCCGCCGTTGCTTCCGGGCTGACCTTGATTACATTCCCAATCCAGTCCCGGAATTTTGAAAGTGCTTGTGTAATTACCGTGAACACAAGTGCAGATGTAACGACGGATTTCAGGCGGCTTGCAAAGCCCTTTGCGCTTTTCGCCGCTTTCTTGACGCCGTTGTTCATCTTTTCGGAATTATGGCCAGCGGTAGCGAGTTCAGCGGCGAGTTCCCCCGCCCGATCTTTTGCTATGCCAATATCGCCATTGGCTTTTTCTATATCGAGATTATACTTGTCTATCTTGTTGTTAACTTGATCCCACTGGTACTGCAAAGAATTGACCGTCTCCGCTTGGTTACTAATTGCCCCAGAAGATGCACTGCTGGATTTTAATGCTTCAAGTTTCTGCTTCGCATCATCCAGCGCCGCGCCCAAGGAATTCGCCTGTTCTTCCAACGGCATTTTCTTCGCTTCCGCTTGACTTGCCTTGCTTTCCAGTGCAGAAATCTTCTTTTCCAGTTTTTCAAGCTCTGCTTGCGCTTTTTTATTATCGATCTCAGTGCTAAAAACAATCGAACCGTCAGGATTTTGCATATAAACACCTACTTGCATTTTAATTACGGGTATGATATTATGAAATTGTTAACACAACGCTATTTCCCATAAGTGGAAAATAGCGGCGTGGAATTGTTAAGGAGGGGTATTCATGTTTTGCCAGAATTGCGGAAAAGAGATCGCTGAAATGCCATGCCAATATTGCGGATTTTCGGGCATCAGGCAGCCAGCAAGTCAACCAACAATCATTATCCAGAACAACAATGCAAATGTCGCTTCTATGCCTGTCTTAAGTCAAAAGAGCAAGGTTACAGCACTTCTCCTTTGCATTTTCCTCGGAGGAATAGGGATTCACCGTTTTTACGTTGGAAAAACCGGAACTGGCATACTATACTTACTCACAGGTGGCGTTTTTGGTATTGGCTGGATCGTTGATATTTTTTCAATTGCATTTGGTGGATTCCGCGATGCAAACGGTCAATTTTTGAAATAAGGCCTGGATTTAACCGCCCTCAGGAGAGGGCGGTTTTTATGTCCACGCCTTAATAATATCGTTCTCCGTATTGGAATACTGCGTCTTTATATCCACAGCGTCCCTGTTTCGCCGGTAGAAGTCCTTATCCGCTTTGTCTTTCAGTTTTCCTTTCGCCTTCAAATCCCGTATCCGCACGATCTGTGCAAAGAAGCAATCCCCGATTTCCATGTAATATGAAAGAAATGTCCACCAGTGCAAATACGGCATGGAGCGGACTTCCGTCCCGGCAATGCGGTTTACCGGGGCAATCAGAATCGGAAAGTCCTTCTCCCAGTCCATCAGTTTCGTGGCGCTTTTGCATCTTTCGTCACTGCCACCGTTGATAAACCAGTAGCATTTTTGAACGGCATCGCTGAAATGCTCCACGGGCATATCCCGGAAACCCTTATAGAAGATTCCCAACATCCCAATTCCCTTTTCATCGCCTGTCAAATCCGGGTCTTCCAGAACGCCGAATATATCCAGAATCGCCCGAAAATCCGTCTCAATATCATAATCTGTTCCGCATACGTTGACAGATGTCGGAAGTTCGTACATCATCGGCTGTACTTCTTTGTATATTTCGCCAGTTTTTCGCTGTGGAACGCCTTTTCCCGCTTAATTCCATCATCGAACTCGTCGATAATGGCAAGCATTAAATTCATCCACAGGGGCATCCCGTCCGCACTGGCATACACGCTTGTACTGCCAAACAACGGCTCGCAGACAGGAGTACCGAAGCATCCGTCAATCGTCCCCCGCATATCTGCGTCCAGTTTCCGAAGATAGTCGAACGTTTCACGGGTGGTCATGCCGTCAATGTCCTTGCGCTCCTGCTTTTTGGATAGCTCGTCCAGCGCCGTATAAATCCGATCGGCAAAGGCGGGGTCTGTCGGGTTAAAACGAACCGTGCATTTATCGTTAAGCCTATACTCGATTTCGCCGGTATTCAGTGTCAGTTCTTTCATAATCCCTCCAAAGATTTCGGGGCGGCACTCACCGCCCCGTATTTGCATCAGGTATCAGCCGTGAACGTAACGGTTCCGGCGCTCACCGCGGCAGTGCCTACTGTGCGGGTGCCGCCGTATGTAACGTCCATAGGCATTCCCACAAAGCCGCCGCCCTCGCCGCCAAGACTGGACGGCTTGACCATACAGGCGCTGTAGCGCTCTGCAAAGGCCGCCGTGTCCTTGGTTCCGGCGTACAGATGCACAATCAGCATATCCTGATTGGTCAGTGCTGACACGTTCTGCTCCTTGACAGCCAGGTTCCAAATTTTCAGAACCGCAGCGTCTCCGGCGTCCAGATCGCACGGGTCAAAGGTCTGGGTAATGATGGGTTTCTTCATCGTGGTTCTGGTAGTACCGAGGATATCCTTATTGGACTCCTCCTGCCAGTCGTATTCCATGCTGGAATCCGTGACGCGGCTACCAAGCGGCGACCACACAGGAGCAGAGGTCGTTCCGGTGTTAAGGTACGCGATCAGCAGCTCACGGTCTACGGTCTGGCCGGGTGCGGTGTTAAACTCTAAATCTGCCATTATTTCACCTCATAAATCGTTTTTTGAATTGAACGGACAGCTGTACCATGTACATTGCCGTTCCTTCTTCGTCTGCACCGTACAGAACGCCGTTCTGCGCTGTGATTTTCTCCGCCCTCGGGTCATCCCCAAAGGTGGGGGCATTGCCCATAACGGACATTTTCTGCACCCACTCCTGAAAGTCCATGACCCAGCCCGCATTTTCAGATGCTCCGGTATCATCCCCCGGGGACTTCTCGAACACGTAGTACAGCCCGAAATTGTACTGATTGATTACGGTTGTGTTCCCAAGGATATCCCGTGTTCTGGAAACCTCCACAAGCCCGGAGGGGAAAACACCGCCGTTGAATGGAATCTGATCTGTGTAGTCAACATGGAAATCGCGGAAGATATCCGCGCCGGGGTACTGCCCGAGAAAGTCCTTGATTTTTTCCAGTGCCGTCATATTCCGCTCCTCCTGTTGATATAAGCCTGTAGGTCGTGCGCAATTTGGTCTTTCTCTGCCGCCATCATACGTCTGTCCCAGAACGGCCCCGCCTGCTGGTTCTTGGTGGTGTCATAGTTCAAGTCCCGATCGGTTGCTCTCAGCGCAGTTCCTTTTCTGTACCGGTATCCAACTCCAGGGATGAAAGCGGGGCCTTTCCCGGTTTTGGCATTTACCATGACTTTGCCGTAGTACTGATACCGGGCGTATGGTGCCATAACCGTGATCTCTGTCGGGCTTGAGATATACTTAAGCTTCGTGGAAAGCACACCGGTTCGGAACGGCATGTACCGCGTTATCCGCTTGTTCACTATCCGGGTAAGCTGCATCTGCACATCGCCGGTTTTATTCACGCCAAGCCTTGTGAGAATGGTGTCAACGGGCTTCATGTCAACCTTTATCCGTGTTTTCATCCGCCCGCCTCCGTATGGACGATCTGCCCATTCCAATATTTGGGGTCGGCATAGCTGACAACCACAAGCCCCGGCACCTTAACCGGGATGAGAGCCGCCCAGTCCTCGCGGGTGCTTATTTCAGCTCCCTCGCCGAGCAACACCTTATCCCCAACAAAAACGGCCTGTTCGCTCCCTGGAACGACAAGAAGAAACGAATTTGCTTCACTACTTCCGGTCTTGTCCACGGACTGAGTTTTCTTGAAATCCAGGAACGCCCCACCTTCGACGATCTTGTGGGTATAGGTATCACCGGACTTGTGATAAATGGTAACGGTCTGGGTGCACAGCCGGTAATCCACCGGGCTGGTGCGGCGCTTAATTCTCACCATAGCCGTCACCCCCGGTAGATATCCAGATACAGGCAGGCGCAGCGGTACAGATCCTTGGACTGTGCTTTGGGGCTGCTGTCAATCTGGCCTGTACTGTAGCTTGTTGAAACAGAGCCAATCGACGCAGACTGCACCGCCTCGCCGTTTGCGATTGTGTCAAAGCTGTATAGAGCTTCCGCCATTGCGCAAACAGCAAAGGCTTCGGAGTTTTCGTCCAAAGCCTTTACCGTGTATATGCGCTTGTATCTGGAAAGCTGATCACCGGCGCGGGATGCGTACCAATTCCAGTCGCCCTCAGAAATAGAGCTGCCCCCATAGACCATCTTGTAAAAATCATACTCAATCATTTGGGGGTACTCCTTTCATCAAGAGCCGGTCTTGGGGGACATCACAATGCCGTTCAAGCAGGCGGCTTTCAGCGTGTTTTTCAGCACGACACCGGCTACAAGCTCAACTTCGCCCTTCTTCACAGCACCGGGGGCGGTCATGTCGGGCATATAGCTGGAAATGACGCTGTTGCCGGTGGGAGAAATGCCGTGGAAGCCGTCCAGGCCGATGCTCACCGCGTAAATGCTGGTGGTACCGTCTGCGGAAGAAGTTGCGGCGGAGGTGCTGATAACGTCCACACTGGTGGTGCCGTTGTAGTACTTGCCCGCATCCATCAGGGGAATGTCCGCAAAGGTTTCCACAACCCTACCGAAATCGTCCTTCTTGCGGTCGTAGTAGCCCGCACGGCGGGCAGCCGCACGCACCTTGAGCAGCATTGCGCTGTTCATCAGCAGCATGGTGGTTTCTCCGTCGATGGTGTGAACCAGCTGGTCGAGTTGATCAATGAAAGCATTGCTGTTGCTGTCCAGCTTGGCGGAGGACGACAGATCAATATCCGTGGTCAGCGCGTTGGACGTGCCGTCCAGCAGCTTCCGCAGGCCGTCAAAGGTGTTCACCACATAGCCGGTACCGGTGCTGGCAGATGTGCCGTTGATGACCAAGTTGTGGAAATAGTTGCTGGTTGCCTTGATTTTCTGCTGTGCCTGGAACGCCAGCTCATCCACAGCCCCGGAGGTGTTCTGAAGAACACGGTCGACCTCGAAGGAGCCGCCCATGATGACGGCTTTCGCGGTCTTCTCCACGCGCTTTGCCTCACCGGCGGTATACTCGCTGTTAATGGCACGAACAGCAGCGGTAGAGGGGGTCTTGAGCTGGATGTATCCATAGGTCAGGGTAGAACCGCCAGTGCCGGGAGAAATGGAGTTATCAAACACCATTCTGTCCAGTAGCAGAGAACTGCGGCGGAACTCGTCAATGATCATCTGATCGACTTTGTCGGCCATGCCGACTTTAGCTTCTGCAAGGGTAATTGCCATAATTAAATTTCATCCTTTCATGTCAGTTTGTACTTTGCCCGGAGTGCACCGGCAAGGCTCGCCGGTTCCCCGTTGGGCTGATTTTTTCCCGTTCCTGTTCCACCGGCATAAGGGGGAGGGTTGCCCCCGTCATCAAACATATAGCTGTTGTCCTTTTTCAGGGCTTCCAGCGCAGTCTTAATGTCGGCTTCCTGATTCTTGCTGCCTTTCAAGGCGTCTACATCCAGAAGCGCACGAATAGCCTTTGCGTTCTTGCCCTTTGCGCCGGAAATGGCGGATTCCAGGGCGTGGTCAAAGGCCATGTCCGCAATCTTCTGATTGCTTTCAGAAATGGCGGTATTATATTTTTCCTCCCATTCCTTGGCCGATTTTCTCACGGCATCAATGTCCGCGCCCTGATCCTGAAACCCCTTAATCGTCTTCTGAGCTTCTTCCAGCTGAGATTTGACTGTATCATAGTCGGCAAAGGGCTTCTTGGCCGCCTCGATATCCCGGCCATTCTCGGCCATAATGGAATCAATGATTTCTTTGCTCAGGGGCTGGTCTCCTACCTTGAAATTCTGCAAAAACTCACGTTTCATATACTTCCTTTCTCAGCTATGCTTTGTTATATGGGGGTTGCGTCCCCTGCTGTCGGCTTGTTTTACGCCTGCCACGGCAAAAATGGTATGAAAAAAAGCAACCGTTCGGAAAACCCGAATAGTTGCTTCAATCAACTTGGTTGTAATGGCACTTCCCATCGTGCCATGCGCCGCATAATTCCTTTTTGCACTCCACAAACTCGGCGGTGTTGTGTTCTATCGTCTGTTGAAGTGTTTGGTAGTTGTCATCGTTATACTCATACGTTGTCTGCTGAACCAGATGCCGGTTAACTGCATAGGGACAGTACATCTTATGCCCGTTCGCGCCTTTCGCACGAGAAAAGAGAGCCATGTTTCCATAGCTCTCTCGGCTTATCCGTATATTGCTTTTCTAAGGGTTCCCGACGCGTCATCCTCGACAATTTCAAACCTTCCGCCGGGGTGGTTTGGGTTTGCAATCGGGCGAGGGTTGTGCGGGTCGTAGAGATAGTCTTCGTCGCTGTCATCAACAATTTGAAGTGCGCCAGAATCTTCATCATATGCAAGAACTTCGTATTCTTTCCCGTTCGACAAGCCATCGATGCCAAAGCTCTTGCCGATATATCGAACGCGCATATTACTTTGCCCCTTTCAGCTTTATTTCATCGGGCGGGACGCCGTTGGTATTTTCATACCAATGCACCACATAATGGTAATGCTTGGCATATACCGTTCCGGATTTCTTTTTCCATCCGCTTGCGTCCCCATAATTGGGATATGTAGAATACAGCCGCCGCAAGTCGCGAATCGGTGTACTCGTCCCGGAACCCGCCATTGTGTACACGTCAACCGCTGTCGTTCCCTTTGGGACAACCCCTTGAATCTTAGGCAGCGAAACATTAACAGTGTGTGGAATCAGCGTATCCGCTTCCTGTATCTTTTTCGGCAACGTTGATTCTGCCTTGATTGTAGCATCATTCTCAATAAATTGCAAGTTTCTTTCATTGTTTTCTGCAACTTTCTCCGCATCATCGGCCTGTTTTGCACCGAAACCGGACATTTCCATACGCTCATGCTGTAACCGCAGCCCCGCCGCCTCGGAAAACCGTTTGTATTCCTGATTCAGAACTTGATACTTGATTTGATCCTGCCGGAGCTTTTCTATGTCTCCGGTAGATTCATCCACAAGAATGCGCCTCTTCTGCTTCCGGATGGTGCGTTCCAGTCTCCGCTGCTGCTGTGTGGCCTCATACGCGGTATAGTGCCGCCCGTTGTAATCAATTCCCTTTTCGTTATCCCGACGGAACTTTTCCAGTTCCTCATCTGTGTACTGCGGGGAATCGACGCCCATAATAATCGGGAATGCGGCGTGGCCGCAATTCAGTGTTCCAATTCGGCGAACAAGAGAATTATTCAGTGCTTCGTATGCCGCATCGGAATACTGCTTGCCCTGAATCGGCTCATGATCGGGAGCGCTGGCAGCATGGGCAGAGATTTCCCAGCCGTCGCAACCGAAATCATCATGATTCTGCTTGGAAATCTGCTCCTGCATCAGGCCTAATCCACCCATGACATTACGCCGCACGGCGGCTTCCAGAGAAGTGTGAACGCCGGAATCGTAATCGATTGTGACAATGCCATTGTCTGCCAGATTCTTAACCGCTTCCCTGATCGCTGAATCATAGCCCTGTGCGCCGGTGGAAACCTTTGTAAACGCAAAGTCACAGGCTTGTTTATAAGCATCCGTCAGTCCAACGGCCTTGCCGTTCGGAGTGACAAACCCAATCGTTTGGGTAATGTTGGACAAGTCATCCTGCGCAAGCTGAACAGCAGCGGAAACAATCTGCTGAACAGCGGAATTCTTGTAAAACGGAACCGCCTGAACATATGGCAGTTTTTGTATATCAAAGTTATACCCAGTTTCTGCGGATTGCTCTAAAAGCTCTCTTAACTCCCGGTGGGATACTTTCAACCGCTTCCGAAGTTCCTTTTTCAGCTGCCTTTGGGAAACCCCCAGCTGTTGCAGCCGCCAAGTCTGATATGCTGCCGTCCCCGTCAGCTGCCCGGCCTCGGCTATCCGCTTGGCAATGTCCGCAATCAAGAAGTCCGTAACGGGTGAAATGATCTGCTGTGCCTTGTCGCCAAGTGCTTCAATCTGGTCGGCGGTCAGCATAATTATTCACTGTCCTCACCAGCATCCGGCATAAACTTCTCCCGGATTTTCTCCTGCTGCGCCTCTGTATCCGTCGGCATATTAAACCGCCACCCCAAGGCTATCTCAGGCTTGAGCAGCCCAGCGGCCACCATATCCTTGTAGTCAGCCCACGTCTTTTCCTCATCGAAAAGAACGCCGTTCCCCCAATCCACAACAATGGAATCATCATCCACGTCGTGTGCGCCGGGGATATGATACATCTGGCCGAAAATACCGCACAGCCGGGCAGCCTCACGCAAGGCAGATTCCCACATCTGTTGAAAGTCAATAATCGTCAGGTTATAATCGCCCTCAGAGGACGTGATCTCAGTTGCTGTCCGTTCTTCGGCCTCCACCTCCGATAGCAGTCCCCGTTTCAGGCCGATCACGCTTTCTACATTCCGTAGGTATTCCTTTTTCCTGGCGAGGTACGACTGTTCACGCAGATCGGGCGAGAAAATCGTAATTCCCACATCCTCGGGAGCTTCGTCAACAGCCGTAAAAACATCGGAGCTAAGTTCCTTCCGCTTTCCGGAAGCGTCGAATTCCAGCATATCCGCGCTGGCAATAATTCGGCTCTTTCCGCGGTCAAACTCACCGTTGATCTGTGCTTCGTTCCTGTTGATGTTCCGGATTAACCCGACGGCGGCGGCATAGACGGACACGCTGTCCTGACTACCATCCACGCAGTTTTCCATCGGAGTTTTCAGCCATGCAATGCCCACGCCTCCCAGTGGCTTTTGAAATGTGTATTCATCCGCAAGGTCAGCGTATGCAGGAATCGTTGTGAGCGGCACATTCTCGCCCAATGTGCCGGGATTTCCAGAACGGTACAATTTGTTTTCTATGGTCAAATAACCGCTCTCATCCGCCGTGCGCCGCTCAAGGAGGGTGTAATAATACCTCCCATCCACGCTCTTTTCGGCCATTCCGACATCTGTTTCATTCCCATCACCATCCCGGGCGAATACCAGCATGTTCTGTCGATTCACAATGGAGACACGAAACCCGTTTGCCGTGGGAACGGGCTTAATACCGCTCTCGCCGCAGATCAGCGCGTTATTCATCGCAGTCGTTTTCTTCTTTCCGATGGCTTCCAAAACATCGGATATAAACGCATCCTTGCTGGTCGCGGCGTACTCTGAAAACACCGTTTTTGCCAACTTTCGGACGATGGTATACGGAATCTGCTGGCACGGGTCATAGTCCGGCGTAGCTTCCTTCTCATAGTACAAATTATTCCACAACTGAATAGCGGCTCTCATTTCGGCGGTTGTCGTATCGACTGCCCGAAATGCCACTTCGTAATTACTTTGCAGACTGTTCAACCTCTCCACCTCCGACGTTCACCGTAATTCTTCGCAACGCGCGGGTAGCGTACTGCAAACCCTGAATGTAGGCGTTCAACCTGTCGATTTCTTCTTTGAGCCGCTTGTTTTCATCTTCAAGCGCTTTATTTTCTGCCTGTAACGCCGCTTTCGCCCAGATAGGCGCACGATCGACAAGCCATTTTTTAATCATTCTCATCACAAATTCTCCCAACGATTTCCCGCGTCTCCCGGTTTCTGCGTAACACAGTCGCGCAGAAATAACGAATATCGTCCATCGCATGGTCATTTTCTTTGATTGGCTTATCCTCTGTGGAACCCTCGTCCCAACGATAAAGGCCGAATTCCCGAATTGCGTCACCGCAATCAGAGCCAATCTTAATAGCCCCGGCACGCAGCATTGCAGAAGTGAGCCGAATTCCGTACATTACATCGTTTTTCGCCTTGCGGACCGAGAAACGGCCATGTTTTTTTATGCACGCAATGAAAGATGCCGCTGACGGGTCAACGATAATGTGCCGTATATTTTTGTCACCAGCCAGTTTTTCGACCTCGGCATAATATTCCTCGTCCGTGAGCTGGTATTGCTTGTCCCTGCCGGAATAGTAATACTCAGCCACGCGAACGGCACGCCCGCTATTTACACACCACAACCCCGCCGAGAACGGATTAAGCGTGCCATAGTCGCAGGAAATGTAATATTCCCCGGCTTCTGGCAACTCGTCCACAATGCAACTATCGTTAAACATGGGATAAATAAGCCCCTCTGCCAGCGTCCATTTTCCCAGAATGTACCTATCATAAAACACCGTTCCAGCATATTCTTTTTTCAGATTTTCAACAAAAGCTGGGGGCAAGAACGGATTATCATCTATGGTGTATTCTTGGCTAAAAATATCGGCATCACTATCAAGAAATATTTTAAGCCAGTGGTTGGGATACTGTGGATTGTATGTGCCATCGAAGCAGGAATACTCCTTATCAAGCCGGCTTTTCAGGAGGGCAAAAACTTCCTCCGACCAGTCCGCGACCTCGTCGCCGTAGCAATACTTGATGGACGCGCCGCGAATCTTCGATACCTGAGACACTTTTTCCGCGCCAAGGCAATAACACTTCTCACCAAAAATCCACGCTGTATTATCGCTGGAAATCGCCCCAACAAGTTTATCACCGTACAGATTCCGCATAGGCTCTAGCACATTTCGCTCTATTGTGGATTTTGTAACGCCCAAAATAACGGAAAGCCCATCTTTCCCGGCTCGTTCTCGAATCCGCATGGGAATAATCCATTTAAAATCAAGATATGTTTTCCCGCTTCTGGTCGCGCCGCCCTTGAAATTCCATCGGTGATTCCCGTACCTTGCAAATTCAATCTGTTTCGGGCTTAATAGCATCTCTGAACTCCTTAATTAGCCCATCCAACTTATTGAGGCTATCATTACCGCTTGCCGTATTTCTTGTGGCCTTATCAACAATAATCCCGAAAGATGTTGCGATCTGGCTTAATGTTGCGGCCGAAATCTTTTCGGGGTCAGTAAGCGCTTTCAGATGCAAAGTGATTGCTTCTTGCATCGCCGCTTTTTGTGATTCCATGTATGCCATCATATCGGCGGTATTCTCTTCTTTTTTTTGCTGCACTTTTTGGGCGATATCCGGTGAAGCGCTGACAATCCTTTTCACAGTCTGGTGAGTTACGCCGTGCTTTTTTGCAACGGCGCTGTACGACTGCATTTCTATCCAGTCGGCGATTATTTTCTTTTTCTTCCGATCTGTAATCCTTGCAGCCATAGCACCACCTCTCATACAAAATAATTGGCGCGAGGCCGATTCAAACGGCCTTCTGTTGGGGAGAGAGCGCCCAACTCGTTATCTACCGCGCCATGCAAAAAGAGGCTCAGGAACAATCCCAAGCCTCTTGCGCTTTTTCTTTTTTACCAGTATAGCACATTCAAACCGAAAAATCGTCTCATTTTTTTCTCATTTTTCAGCTTTCAGTCTGCCCATACAGGCATAGCGTGAAATGTCGTAGTGCTGAATCACGGCGGCGGTAAACCTGAGCTTTTTCAACTCCAAGTTCTTCACACAGGGCGTCGACGTTGCCTCTAGCGGGGCTTATGTAGAATCTGCTCAGTATCTTCTTTTCATCGGTGCTAAGCGATTCAAGCCCGGAATCCACAAGTGACACCCATTTTCTCGCCTGTTCCAGCGAACGCGCCAGTTCCTCACGGTGAACGATATTCGATAGCATCATATCTTCCCGCCCTGAGCCGCCGCCGCTTACCGGCGTACCGTCAGCCGTGGCACTTCGGATACTCTGCATAGCGGATTCCAGCCGCGCCATTTCCTCGGGGATGCTTTTCAGGGATTGCTTTTTTGCACTGTATTCCTTGAGCTTCTCAATGGCCTCATACTTCCAGTTCATTCCGTTCCTCCTTGCATATCTTATTAAACCCCTGTATAGATATACACAATACACACAAGATATAAGATTATATTTAATATATACTATACAGGGATAACGCTATAATATTAGATCCCGTCTCCTGTTTTTCGTTTTCTTTCTCCTTTCGGTGCAATCCTTCCCAGGCGGGCAAGGCCGCTTTCCCCCGCGGACGAATATGTAATTGCAGCATCGGCTGCCTTCGTAGTACCCGAAGAAATACCAGCACCCGACGCAATACTTCCTGCTATCCTTATACTCCATGTTGCCCATAGAGAACAGGCAGGCTCCCGATCCCGCCGAGCATCCCGGTTTCTTGGCATATCATAAGCAACTTTGTCTGCGCCATCATCCGAATTTCAGCCGGTGCCCGTTCCGCTGCCGTGTGCAAGACGGAAATACACTCAATTCCCTTTCCCTTGTCCACAGACAGCACATAGGACGTCGCAGATACCGCAGAGGCGAACCACTCCGGGACGTTGCCGTAGGCGTATTTCGCAAACATCCTCCGGATAACCTTTTCCGGTTCAGATTCCTCCTGCTCTACTGTGGGGATCTCCCATTCCCCGGACTTGGCGACATCTTTCACTGTTTCGGTCAATTTTTTTGCAAGCATCTCGCGTGCAGTCTTCATGAGCAACGCATCATCAAATTTGAAATCCTGTTCTGCCATTATTCATGTACCTCCAATTCCTTATTTTTCCTATCGTGGTATCTCCTTTTAGCGGCTCTCTGGGCGTGGGCTTTCTGGCATTCTAAGCTGCAATAGATTTTCTGCTTGATTTTTCCCTGCGTGAATTTCTTCCCGCATTGGGGGCAGATTTTAGAAATGCCCTGAGAGGCTTCCACGTCCTCCACATCGGTCTGAATTGGCGGGTGGTATCCGTGCATTGCCATGTACTTGCCGTAGCTCGTCCCGGCCTTCTGGGCGGCTATGGAGCACAGGGTGATATAGTCCGGTTTCTTGCTCATGGTTCTCACTCCTTTATCTCCCGCCACAGCTCGATGACGTCCCTGGCAATTATAAGAATCACCCATACCAGCATCGTGGCAATAAGCACGCAGAAAAGCAGGAACACAATCACAACGAACACAGCCGCGATAACTTCAGCCATTCTCTGCGCCCCCTTCCTTCGGCAATTCTGGAAGTGGCATCCAGTGGGTGATATGTCTGCCAGGTTCAAGTCCGTCCGGATAAAAATACGGCGTTCCGTCCACATAAGATTTTCGCGTACGGCTTGCGACGTGCTTGTACTTATCAAGCGTCAGCACCGTGACACCTATCTCCGGCAGCCTCTCACTGCACGGAATCCACCTTGCCCGCTCCAACGCCTCCATGCCCATCCGGCAAGCCTCATTCACGGGGTCTATACTTTCGTAATGCTCCCGGTGTTCCGGGTTCAGAATTTCAATTGCTCGTTCAACTTTCATCGTTATCCTCCAAACACATTTTTGCGCCGCAGTTCGGGCAGTAATGAAAGGAGCGAATCCCCGTTCCGTAATACTCAAAGCCACACACAGAGCACTTATTACCCTCTTGTTGCTGTCGCCAGTCCTCAAAGCACGGGTACCATGCTCCATGTCGCACCGGCACCGCATCTAACAACGGGCAATCATCAAAAAACTTATCCTGCGGATTGCTTTCCAGCTTCGCCCCACGCTTGCAACGGTGCTTTTTGATGTCGTAATCGGCACAAGCACCGCAGTATGTAATTCCTTTCATTCCGATTCACCGTCCATTCGAGCGCCGCAGCTGGGGCAGTAGGTGTTGTGATTATCAAGCTGTGCGGCCTTGCACTCGGAGCAGTAATAATGCCCAACATCGCATTCTTCGTCATCAAAATTCGGCGTGCAATATTCGCAAAACGAAGCGTGGCAAACCTGGCATTCCGGCCCATTGTGAATCCCAATATCTAACCGCCACATATCAATTTCACCATTTTTGTTCTTATACCAAAGATGTTTTTTTGAATAAATCCACCGCCCATGCCGCACCAGCTCCACGTCGGCGGTGGGCAACTCGTCTTCTACAAACTCGGTAACGGTCATATCCGGAGCCTTAAAACCATATCGCAGCATGGTGTCTTTAATTGCCCCCCGGCTGATGTAATCACTCATTTCAATTCCTCCAAACTAATCTGCCCATCAATGGGCGTATTGCCAACCTCTTGCCGCTTTCGCTCCGGGATAACTTCGCGCACAATGGGCTTGCGGCTTATCGTCCGATTGAATGCCCCGCACGCCATCCATCGTCCCGCCCAGTCCGTCGCTTCACTATGGGTAAGCCCGTATACTTTGCATTTGCGAAGCACTTTATCGTGATACTTGCCATTTATGAAGTTGCTACACTCCCGGCACGTATGCCCATCCAAAACGCCGAAAAAACGGTGCATCAGAGCAAGTTTACGTAAGGCCATTACTGTTCCTCCACATAGCACCAACTCTGGGGCGGGCGTTTAATTATCCGGCCATCACATTCCCCTGTGGTGTAGTTGTAATAAGGGCATTCCCAACAACCCGCCTCAATTTTACATAATAGCCCCTTGAATGCGCTCAGCGGCTTCGGCGTATCGTAGATTTCCAACTTGGAAATGTGCCAGCCGTACAGTGTTGCACCTTTTCCGTAGTCCCACAAAGCGCCGTCCACAAGCCCAGTCTGCGCCACAAAGTCATCGTCCACATCGTAGATTCCATACGGTTCTGTTGCCGCCTTGATGGTTTCAACCCGGTCACATACAAATTCCCCGGCAACATGCCCGTTGAAAACGTCCCGGGTTCTATCTGCTTCTGCTCTTCCATACCCCGAAAGGCGGGTAAACTCCGTAAACCAATCGCCCCGGAAAACATCACCCCACACAAGGAACGGCCTTGTGTTTGTGCAGTATATATAGCACTTGAAAGGCGTTTCCAAATATGGTTTTGTCTTGCGGACCTCGATCGTCTTCCACTCGTTGGCAATCTTCTCCACCCACTCCGGGCGGATGCTGATAAGTACCGCTTTAGCCATTGTCAGCCCTCCTGTTCCAGGCCTCTTTAGCTTCTTCCACAGATTCATAAGTGGAAGTTTCTGCGCCGCATTCCCAACATCTGACCCAAAAGTAATTATCTTCGTCAAATGCACCGTCCCCTATAGCTCCGGCTGTCCCCCCGCAGAACGGGCAGGGCTTCAATTTGATTTCGTCCATGTTTTCTCCTTCCCGCCCGGGTTGCCCCGGGCTTATCCCCATATTCTGGCCGCAATTTCTTCATACGAAAAACTCTTGCTTGCCCAAAGTCGGGCGGTAAAATTCGCATAATTCCGGCTGAATCCCTCGGCCATCAGCAGTTTTACAAAACGTTTTCTTGTCATTTGCTCACATCACTTTCTGTAAATAACGACCATAGACGGAAACGGTGCTGGGTTCATTGCTGCTCCGTTTTCGTCTTCAAATTTTAACCGCCCACGCAGAAACCGAATTTCCGCTTTTCCGTATATGTAATCGTGGAAATAGCTTGTGTCCGTCCGTGCCGGAATCAGCATGGCGATTGTCACACCCCCACGGACATGTTCAGAATATGCCTTTTGAACCCATTTCCCGATCTCCCGGCCATATGGCGGATTGCAGAACACGGCTCCGTATCCGCTCCAAGGCAGGGAAAGGCCGTTCATTTCAGGGGTGAAAAAACATCTGCACTTAGCGTTCTCTGATGTAGCGGCGGCATCTAAGCCAAAGTGAAATTCTTGATCCAACTTCTGAAAGAAGTCTTTCGGTGTCCGCCAGTCCATTTTTACGCTGCTTAACAGTGCTTTGTTCATTTTTACCTCGTTTCTATCCCCACTGTTCCGCCATAGCTTTTGCAATACCGGGGAAGGTCTTTGAACGAGTTTTCTGATCTCGTTCTTTTCTGCCCTGAAATCTGCGGTAGTTTCCGTAAGCGTCCTTGCATCCGCCATTTACATACGGTTCGTGATTGGTGATAATTTCCGTTGGGTGCAGTTTTGGTAGCCCTTTAAGCCACAAACAAGTCCGCTTACTGTAGGGGTGGCCATGCTCATACGGCTGTATTGCCTGTGTATATGGTGGCAATCCAACAATTTTCATGGGCGTTGGATTTTCCACCGCAATCATGGGAATATCGGCGTTGTAAAATTCCATGAAAAATGCCTTTGCTTCCATTGCCAAGGGATACCGCTCCGAAACGATTTCGCCATTTCTCCGCATTCTGACCGCCCCGGCATTCGTCAGGTAAGTACACGGCGGGTGTGCAATCAGCAAATCCCACCGACCCACACTATGCACCTGTCCGTCCATGGTGACGATTGTGCCGCCCTTGATGGCTTCCAGAGCGTCACCCAAAATGTGCCACTCCTGGTGACCGCCGCTGGGTTCCTGGATGTCGCAGGAATAGGCCTCATGCCCCCGCGCCCGGAATGCCTTGCACACGGTTTGCGATTCCTCGCAGGCTATCAAAACTCGCATTTTTAGTAGTCACCTTCATTCCTCTTATCAAACTCCACGTTGATCTTCGGCACCCACGTATCGCGCAGTGCTCTTTCCACGCCCGTAAAAAAACTATCGACAAATTTTGTGTAATTAACTTTTTTAGCCAGCTCCGCTCTGATTGCCTGTGTAATTTCCGGTTTGCGTTCGTTTACAAGTGCTTGCAATTCCTCACGAGTGATTTCCTCAATCGCTCGCCTCACGTGGAACTCCAACAATGTATATTTATTATCACTGGAATAGTTAGAAATTTTCCCGTTTTTATCAACTTTCGTAGACAAAACCATTTTTACGATCTGGCTCACGATTTCGTTTTTCCCGTTTAAGGATTCCGAAATTCCCATCATAACGGTTTGCTTTACCGCTTCCGCCAAATAATCCTGATCGATGCTCAAGTCCAATCCTACAATATTCGCCATTTTAATTTCCTTTCTGTTTTCCTTTATTCCCCCGAGGCACTTTCCCCCACCTGGGCGGGGTGCAATTCCGCTTCACCGG